CCCTGTACATCAGATTATGTTGTCACGCTAAATGAAGCGGACAAATATGATTCCAATTATAGGTCCTATATTACCGGGATCAAAATTGACGATTATGGAAATTCTAAATCTCAATTCTGGGATCAGTCTCCTAGCGAGCAAATAATTCGCATAGTAAATAATATTAGAGAGTATGCTGTCATGGCAGATGTTGCCAACAAAGGGAAAATAACTATTGAACCCAAAGCATTGGTTGTTACTACAAATGTGGAACAATTGCACGCTGGTTTGACCTCTAATAATCCTATGTCTATTCTTAGGCGCATGCACCATCATATTGAGCTAAATGTTCGTGAGGAATTCAAAACTAACAATATGTTGGATTCTGCGAAGGTCATTGATAAATTTGGAAATTTAGACCAAATAAACGACATTTGGCTTGTGACGATGAAGAGACCGCAGGCCGCCAGCTCTAGTGGTCCCAAGTCCCAGGAATTTGGTAGTTGGGAAATAATACATGAAAACCTTAGTGTTTTTGAATATTTAAATATCCTGATAGAAGACACCAAAAAACATGTGCACCATCAAAAATGTATTACTGAAGCATTTAAGGAACCTAGTGATTTAGTCGAAATTTGTCCTGAATGTGATAAGATTGCACAAACATGCGAGTGTGGTTATACACCACAATTTGGTGCGCGCATTGCTGGAGTTCTTACAGAGAATGTAAATAAAGCAGCCATTAATGCTGAAATCATTCAAATGAATGTTGAAACTAAAATCGAGGATTTCGCTGTTAAAACATTATTGGAAGGATTGAAGAAATTATCTCAATCTTCCTATGCACAGTGGACGAACTGGATACCAGGTGATTGGATTGAAAATGAATACATTCAAGCGGGTATGCTGGCGGCTGGTAAAGATTACATTACACAAGAACTCAAAAAATACGTCATTTATTATATGATGGTGTTGTTTGCCATCAATTTACCCATTATTTATTTCGTGCCTAAAATGTCTATTTTGACAATATCATTGGGTTTGATATATTTCATGATGTGCTATACTGGTATTGTTCGTCAACGCCAAAATGCATATTTGGATGAAATCATGAAACGTCGAAATGCTATGAGTGAGGCTTTTAAATCGGCGAGAGATAATCATGTTAAGATCGCTTGCGGAGCTTTTGCTGGACTTGCTGTTATTTATGGAATATGCCAAGTGGTCAAAGCAATGCGATCTTCCATGAGCATTCAAGGGTCGTTGCAACCTACAACAGTTGCAGAATTGGAACATCGCGACAGCGAAATTAATGTCTGGAAAGATACAGAACGCCAGATCGATGTTAATCCCAATGCATGGAGTACTGAGATTGAAGCTCATAACGCTATCGTGAAATCTATTTTTAGGATAGAATGTAATGGTGAATTTTCCGGATGTTTCATGCTTAGAACTAATGTGGTTATCATTCCACGCCATTTTTTGCCTAGTAAGGCAATGAAGGCAGTGGTAATTGGAGGTAAGAACAATCGTTATAGTTTCGTTCTAAATCCTGAATTTACAGCACGAGTTGGAAAATCTGATATGGTTGTATGTTATGTACCTAATACAGGTCCAAAGAAAGATAGAACTCCTATGTTTTCAAAGATGCCTGTTGAAGGAGCTATGGTAGCCAATATGTATGGATTACAGGCTGATGGTTCACCTTTTAAAACTAGTCTTCTCTGGTGTAGAGAGGGTACACCCATTTTCAATGGGCATCAACCCATAGTTGGATCTCACTATGTTCTTAAGAAAATGAACACATTTGCGGGCATGTGTATGTCCCCAATTGTCAGTAGTGGTAGTCGTTATCAAGTTATAGGTTTTCATATTGGAGGAATTTCCGGAACACCTAGAGGATGTGGTATGGAGGCACTCCAAGATGAACTTAATTTGGCTATTAGTGAGTTAGCTCGTATTAATGACTTTACTAGTCTTGGAGCACAATCGGCTCCACTACCTTCAACAATGTACGGAAGAACAGTACTTAAGTCAGAAGATGTGCATAGGAAATGTCCCACTAATTTTTTAGAAGGGGATAGAAACATTGAGATATTTGGTAGTACAGAGTCCGGTATGACACCCTCTTCCAAAGTTATTTCAACTCCCATTTCGGAAACAGTTACAAAAATCACAGGTGTACCCAATACTTGGGGTCCGCCTAAGTTTGTACAACCAAAAATATTGGATAATGGAGCAGTTGATATGCAAAGATGGAAACCTTGGTATGAAAGCCTAAAATACTCTAGTAATCCATCGGGCGGTTTTGATCCCGCAATTTTACGATGGGCAGTAAATGATTACAAGGCTGAATTATATGATATTTTAAAACAGAATGAAAAATTTTGGAAGAATGATATTAAACCTTTGACCGATTTGGAAGTAGTAAGCGGTGTTGATGGAAAGAGGTTTATTGATGCGATGAAATCATCAACTTCCATGGGATTTCCTATTGGCGGACCCAAAAGCAAGTATTTAATTGATCTGGATCCTTCAAACGATTGTGCGTGTCCTCGAACATTTACATCAGAAGTTTGGGCTGAGGTAGACAATTTACTTAGATTGTGTGATGAAAATTTATCACTACCTGTCATCTTTTCGTCAAATTTGAAAGATGAACCCACATCTTTGTCTAAGGATAAGGTTAGAGTTTTCCAGGCGTCTCCTGTGGCGCTTCAAATAATTATGAGGAAATACTTTCTCCCCATTGGCAGATTTATGTCAATGAATCCTCTTGTGTCTGAATGTGCAGTTGGTATAAATTCGCACGGACCAGAATGGCATGAATTAGCTTCTCACATGAAGCATTTCGGTGATGATAGGATCATTGCTGGAGATTTTTCAAAATATGATCTCCGTATGCCACAACAACTCACCATTGCCGGTAATCAAATTTTCATTGATATTGCCAAGTGGACCGGCAATTATTCAAATCGCGACTTGAACCGTATGCGAGTTATCGCGCATGCTGTTAGTGCGCCAATAGTGGATTTTGACGGAACATTGTTGCGATTGCATGGATCCAATCCATCAGGTCAAAATATGACAGTGTATACGAATAGTGTCGTGAATTCTCTTTTACATCGAATGTGTTTTGGTGTAGCCTATCCAGCAGAGGAACGCGCTGTCATCGCTAAGAGATTAGGATTGGGAGAGCTACACTTTAGGGATATGTGCAAGTTGGCCACGTATGGTGACGATGCCAAAGGAAGTGTACGCAAAGGGTATGATAAATTCAATCATGTACAAATGGCGGAATATTTGGCAGCGAATGACATTGTATTTACTATGCCAGACAAGGAGTCTGCACCAGTTGAATTTATGCGGGATAGTGATGCAGATTTTCTTAAGAGGAAAAATGAATATAACGAAGATTTAGGTCTTATTGTAGGAAAATTAGAAGAGAAAAGTCTCTTTAAGTCACTTCATAGTATTGTGAAGAGTAAAGTTGTGTCTCCCATCAATGTCTCGTGTCAAAATATTGATAGTGCATTAAGAGAATGGTTTTTTCATGGCCGTGAAGTATATGAAATGAGGAGGAAGCAAATGGAACAAATTGCTGACATTCATGATTTACCATGTGCTGGAACGGAACTCTCATATAATGAGCGTGTAATTCAATTCAAAGAGAAATACGATTATGTACCGCAATCCGGAAATGTGTTTGATCTAGAATTGGAAGATGATGACAATGAAACACCCATTGCTATACCGGAGCGAGTTGGAAATGAAGAAGCGCTCATTGAGAGGGTGATAGAAGTATTGGGACAGCCCAAATATCATGATTATTGTGTGATTGATCAATGTTTTGGTGCTGGTGACCTACTATATTTGTATGATGGAGTCGCGCTCGTTATAGAATGTAAGCGTGTTGTTGGACGTAGTTCACGGTTTAAGAAAAAGGGCAAAGAACAAGCTATTAAATATGCACAAGTCCTTAGTATTCTTAGACCAGATTTGACTGTATATTCCATTATGTATACTGAATATGGTTTTATGTTAATCGATTGCTTCGGGGAACCTCGTTTTCCCGCACCTATTGCGGATTTCTTAGACGCAATACCAATTGATTACTAAGAAGTTTTGTCCGCAATGACTTTAAACTATGCGAAGGCGTGTACCACTACGTCAGCGTTACTCTACGGAGAAATCCAAGTGGCGTGTATTACTGATTACAGATGTAAGACTATGGTTTAGTGTTCCCATAGACGCAGACTGCTTTAATACATTATGAATGACGCGAACATGCGAGCATCTATTTAGGTGCAGTGGTTTATAGCCCCACAAACAAAACATGAATAGGCGAACACAATGATGCATGAGTTCGACCCTTATAAATAAACAGCATTACTAATTTTAATAAATTTATATATTATGTACCACAATCAGGTGCTCTCGGTACTATACAAGAGGAGGGCATCGCACAAATGCAGGAAGAAATTACAAATTTCAATGAACAAGACGCTGGATGGACCACCACAATTGGTTCGGGTAGTGATGCAACAATGGATCTTGGTAAAACAAGTGATTCGACTTTGGGTAATTTTTTAGGAAGACCCACTCGCATTGCCGAATATTCGTGGGTTGTTGGACAACCACTTTTTGAAACTCTCAATCCTTGGAAACTATTCCTAGATGATTATAGGGTAGCTGAGAAAATCGCAAATTACGAGTTATATAGATCTAAGTTACATGTCAAAATGGTTATCAGTGGAACAGGTTTCCACTATGGAAGAGCCTTGGTGTGCTACAATCCAATCAGTGGATTGGATCAAGTTACAGTCACACGTAATTTCCTGGATGCAGACCTTGTAGCGGCATCCCAGAAACCACATTTCTTTCTTAATCCCACCAACAATATGGGTGGGCAATTAGATTTGCCTTTCTTTTGGCCTAAAAACTATCTATCACTGAGTACGACAGATAGGGCCGATATGGGATCATTGGCTATTAAGTCATTTGGCAATCTATTACATGCAAATGGAGGTAACGATCCTGTTACCATTACTGTCTATGCGTGGGCTTCTGATGTCGTGTTGACGATGCCGACGTCTATTACCACACTTACGCAGGCGGATTATGTTGGACAATCCGGAAAATTAAATGCCGGAGATGAATACGGACAAGGGATTATTTCCAAGCCAGCATCGGCCATAGCTATGGCGGCTGGTAAGTTGAAAGAAGTCCCAATGATAGCACCTTATGCTCGTGCTACAGAGATGGTTGCAAAAGGTGTGGGGGAATTGGCCACTCACTGGGGCTATTCCAGACCACCAATTGTGACCGATATTGTACAACAAAAACCTACACCAACTGGCAACATGGCAAATACTGATGCTGCGGATGCGGTAATGAAGTTATCGCTGGATTCAAAGCAAGAATTAACAATTGATTCTCGTACAGTGGGATTAGATGGGGAAGATCAAATGGATATTAAGAGATTTTGTTCCAGAGAATCCTATCTAACTCAATTCGCCATGACGCCAAGTGATACACCGGATACTTTATTGTGGAATGCGCGTGTTACACCCAATTTGTATAGTATCAATGGTAGTGAAATCCACCCAACACCAATGGCATATATGGCCACAGTATTTGAAAAGTGGCAAGGATCTATCAAATTTAGATTTCAAGCCGTTAAATCAAATTTCCATAAAGGAAAACTATTGATTAGGTGGGATCCTCGAGCACACTCATCGACGATTCAATATAATACTGTTTACAGTAGAGTAATAGATCTAGCTGAGTGTGATGATTTCGAGATTGTAGTGGGATGGGGTCAGGCAGAACCATTCCTTTCTTGTAGTGAAATGTCAACAGGAACAAATGTCTATTCTTCATCTAGTCGTTTTTCTAATGACACATTGGGGCGTTACAATGGAGTACTTGAAGTTGCCGTTGTCAATAGTTTGGTTTCCCCAGCTGTTGACTCCAATATTAGTTTCAATGTATTCGTCTCTGCCTGTGACGATCTCAAGTTTGGAGAACCATCTCCAGACAAAATGAAGAAATTCGGTTTGTGGGCAACTCCTCCAGGATATACTCCGCAATCTGGTATTATTGACGGTGCAGCTTTAGCTGGTACGTCAGGAGGTGCCACAGATGCTCCCACAAACCCTGATCCGATTTTGCCTATTGCACTCACAGGAGCAGAGGCAGATCAAACAATGAACGTGTTTTTCGGTGAACAACCAACTTCCATTCGTGAATTAAATCGCAGGTATGTTCTCCATAGAACGGATGCACGATCGTACAATAATGGTTTCTCTAGCCAAATTCTCAAAATTAGAGATAAGGGATTAGGATTATGGCCGGGATTTGACCCCGTTGGTGTAGATACCGAGGGTACTGTGCCGTGTAATATTACTATTCCAACATTTGCTCAATGGTTTTCACCTTGTTATGCAGGTTGGAGAGGAGCCACAAGGACTAAATACACGTTCGGTGGCAATGTAGATTCTACCCCTAGTGTGACCCGATTGGGATACTCCTCACTTCCTAGATATACTGAAAGTGATTCAAATTGGGCCACTCAAGAAAGTGCTACTAAGCGCTTGACATATGCAGCCAGCTCGTTTACGGCAGGTGGAGCTGCAACCACAAATATTGGGGTGAATGATACTATTGAAGTTGACATTCCATATTACAATGGTACAAGATTTAGTCCGGCTAGACTCCCAGCTGGCGACTTCGCCAATGGAGCACATTCCGCACTCGTGGAACTAGTTATGTTTGGAAGCAATCAAAGCCCACCTGAACAGGAGGATGTTACTGCTTACATTAAATCTTGGAAGTCTGTAGGAGAAGACTTCACACTATTTTTCTTTACCGGATGCCCAATTCTGTACAAAAATCAGATTGCAATTCCGGAATAAAGGGGCGCCTTTTATTTCTACGCAAATACAGAGTTTGAATTACTCTACAGTGACAATTCTTTTCCTGGTCGAGGAAAACAAATATTTCGACCGCTACGGAGACTGTGTGCCCAGTCCCACGGCTTGTATTTATACAGGTCGTTGCTAGGAGGTTATTCCCTCTGCATTTTTAATTATAGTTATACTAATAGGTTTTTTATAGAATGCGGGGGTTAACCCCTGCGTGATTTTTCCCTATGGTTACAACTTATTAAATTTGCACTAGCAGATGTACTTTTGGGGGGACCCACCTATGGTCCCTAGATAACTGAAGTAATACTCTGATGGTCATCTACGCG